GGACGGGCTGACGGGCTGGCTCGTTACCCATACGATGAAGGGGCGCGACCGGATCCGCCGGCGGCGGATCTGCCGTCACTGCGGCAAGGTCGTGTTCACGACGGAGACGATCGGCGGGGCGAAATCGGCGACGTAGGGGCGATCTGGGGGAGAAAAACCGCCCGCCCATGCTACATGTAGCATGAAATGGCAGATCTCCGCGGAAATCCCTTGCCCGCGCGACGAGGGCGGGGCCAGAATACGGGCGTGACGTCTTCCTCCGGACGGCAGGCCATGCGGGGCCGCATACCCGTTGGCCTGCCGTTTTTTGTTGGAGCGGAACATGGGCGCGGGCGAACAGGCGACGGCGGCGGACGCGGCCTTGCGGATCACGGCCGAGGAGATCCGCGAGGGATCGCGATCGATCCGCTACCCCTCGGGGCGCGACGCGCTCGACCGCCTCGCGGCGGCGCGGTCCACGCAGGCGCTGGCGGCGGGCGGGAGCGGGATCCCGTTCGGCTTCCTCCGCTTCGCCATGCCGGGGACGCGGTGACATGGGCAGATGGCGGAAAGCGTGGCGGGCGCTGACGGGGAAGAGAACCCGCCGAGCGCAGTCGGCGGGCTTTGGCCGACCGCCGAGCCGGTCGGGCGGATACGACGCGGCGGCGACGCACGCGGGGAATCGCCAGCATTGGCAGCACGCCACCGACTCCGACGCGGCCACGGCGCTGCGCGACGATCTCCCGACGCTGCGGAAGCGCTGCCGGCACGAGGTCCGGAACAATTCGTTCGCGGCGGGCGTGGTCGATACCAAGGCGAACGACGTCGTCGGGACGGGGCCGCGATTGCAGCTCAACCCGGCGACGGCGGCGGGGGCGGCGCCGCCGAACCTCGCCGACGAGCTGACGCGCGTCGAGGATGCGTTCGCGGCGTGGACGGGCGAGGCGGAGATCACCGGCCAGAGCTTCGCCGACGTCCTGAGCCTCACGGTCCGGCAGAATCTCGAATCCGGCGAGGCGTTCGTGATCCCCACGGAGCTGCCGGAGGCGGAGCGGCGGCCGGACGCCGTCAACCTCCGCTTGCAGATGATCGAACCGGACCGCGTCGACCTGCCGCTGTCGGTGATGCACGAGCGGGGGAAGCGCCGACGCGACGGGATCGAATTCGACGAGTTCGGGCGGCCGGTCAATTACTACGTCCTGGCCGCGCATCCCGGCGACGAGCTCGCGTGGGAGAAGATCGACGAATACAGCCTCGTCCCGGCCGACCGCATGATCCACGCCTTCATCCGCCAGCGGCCGGGGCAGACGCGGGGCGTTCCGTGGATCACCCCGGCCCTGCCGCAGTTCGCGAACCTCCGGCGGTATCTGCTCGCCGTGATCACCGCCGCCGAGCTGGCCGCGGGCTTCTCGGCGACCTTCGAGACGGACGCGACGGCGGTCGATAACGACGCGCTCGACGAGCTCGAGGAGATCCCGATCCCCCGGTGGTCGGGGATCATGCTCCCCCGCGGCGTCAAGGCGACGCAGATGAAGCCGGAGCAGCCGTCGGGCCGCCACGACAGCTTCATCAAGGCGACCGTCCGCGAGATCGGGCGATGCCTCAACATGCCGTACAACGTCGTGGCGGGGGATTCATCCGGATACAATTATGCGTCGGGGCGCCTCGACTGGCAGATCTATTTCCGGTGCATCCGCGTCGAGCAGCGGTGGCTGGAGGCGACGCTCTGCCGGCCGATCCTCCGGCGGTGGTTCGCGGAATACGCCCTCACGCGCGGCGCGGGCGGGATCTCGACGGCCGCGATCGCCGCGATCGCCGCGGCGCTGAGGGCGGCCCAATGGTTCTGGCCGGGCCACCAGCACGTCGATCCGCTCAAGGAGGCGAAGGCCCAGGAGACGCGCATCGGGACGGGAACGACGACGCTCTCGCGCGAGTTCGCCGCCCAGGGCGCCGACTGGCAGCGCGAGGTCGAGCAGCAGTACGCCGAGGCGGCCTTCCGGAAGAAAATGGCGGCGAAGTACGGCGTGGAGATCAACACGGAGCCCAGCAAGACCACGGAGACCACGAAGGACGACGACGAGGACGAGGACGAGGACCAAGAAGCCGGCAAGGCGGAGGCGGCCTAGATGCCCGCGCCGAGACGGAAAACGGGCGAGACGGATCGGATCTTCGCGGACGACGTCGCGGGGCGGGCCTTCGACGGCGAGGCGTACCGGGTCCTCGCCCTGCGGGCGGAGACCTACGACGCCGAGGCGCGGACGGTCGAGGCCGTCCTCGCCACGGAGGGGCGCGTGCGGATCGTGGATTACCGTCGATGGGAGATCATGGAGGAAATCCTCCGGATGGACGGCGTCCGGATCCCCGGCGGCGGCCAGGTCCCGCTGCTCGACACGCACAACCGCTATTCGATCTTCGCACAGCTCGGATCGACGCGGTCGATCCGGGTCGACGGGGGAAAGCTCGTCGGGACCCGCCACTTCGACGAGACGGAGGAGGGGCGCAAGGCGGCGGAGAAGGTCCGCGGCGGCCACGTGACGGATGGGTCGATCGGCTACCTCGTCGATCGGGCGGCGTACGTCGAGCCGGGCAAGACGAAGAAAATCGGCGGGCGGGAGTACCGCGCCGCCGCGAATACGACGCTTCGCGTCGTGACGAAGTGGACGCTCCGCGAGGACAGCCTCGTCCCGATCGGAGCGGATGAGGCGGCGAAGATCCGCGCGGCGATGGGCAATCAGCGGGGCGGCGATCCCCCCGGAACCAGACGAAAGGGCACGAAGATGAAGTTCACCGAATGGTTGACCGAACGGGGCATCGACGCCGAGGCGCTGTCGGCCGAGCAGTCGACGGCGCTGTGCCGCGACTTCGAGGCGCTGGAGAAGCGCGAGGCGGAAGAGACCCCATCGAGCGCAGTCGATGGGCGTTCCGACGAGGCGCCGGCGTCGCCGGAGACGATCAAGCTCGACGACGTCCGCCAGGCCGCGGGCGAGGCGGCGGCGGAGGCGGTCCGCGCCGAGCGCACGGCGGAGGCGGATCGCGTCCGGACGATCGGCGAGCTGGCCGATCTGGCCGGCCTCGCCCCCGATGACGAGGTCCGCGCGTCGGCACTGGCGGCGCCGACGGCCGATGAGGCCCGCGCGATGCTCAAGAAGCACGTCGAGGAGACGCGCGGGAGGGGCGCCGACGGCAACGTGATCGCCTTCGCGCCGGCCGTCCACACGCCGGACCACGCGATGACGCGGAAGATCCTCGAGGCGAGCCTGTGCCTTCAGGGCAGCCGCCTGGACGACGCGGAGATCGTCGCGGCCTACGGCGAGCGGGAAACGGAGGAAGCCGACCGGATGCGCGACATCCCCTTCCTCGACGTCCTCCGCTACGCGATCGCGATCGACGGCCGGCCGGTCCCCCGCGGGCGAGAGGAGGCGATCCGCGTCGCCTTCTCGGGCGCGACGCTGTCGAAGCTCGCGGGGAACATCGCGGGTAAGCACTTGATGAAGGGCTACGGCGCGCCGCGGAAGACGTGGGAGAAGTGGTGTCCCGTGGCGTCGGTGTCCGACTTCAAGACGCAGACCTTCATCCGCCTGACGGCGACGGGCGAGCTCGACGAGGTCAATACCGCGGGCGAGGTCGCGCAGGACACGTACGAGGAAGAGTACGAGGAAGGCCGCGCCCGGACGTACGGGAAGCTGGTCTGGATCTCCCGCCAGGACGTCTACAACGACGACAAGCGGGCGTTCAGCCGGATCCCCTACATGTACGGCGTCCAGGGGGCGAGGCGCGTGTCGAAGCTCGTCTACACGACGCTGCTCGCCAACGGGAACATGACGGACGGCGTCGCACTCTTCCACGCGACGCACGCCAACCTCAATACGTCGGCGGCGCTGACGCCGACGAACCTCTCCGCGGCGATCGCGGCGTTCCTCACCCAGACGGACAAGCGGACGGATCCGATCGACGTCGAGCCGGCGATCCTCCTGATCCCGCCGGAGCTGGCGGAGACGGGCAACAGCCTCTACGAGGGGAAGGTCGTCGTGTTGACGGGGACCACGGACGCCAGCCGCATGGCCCAGTTCGCCGACGCCGGGCGTCTCGTCCCCGTCGTCGAGAGCCGCCTGTCCAACAGCGGGTACACCGGGTACTCGGCGACGAGCTGGTACGTCATGGGCTCGCCGGGCGAGGCGGACAACATTACGGTCCTGTTCCTCAACGGCAAGCAGAGCCCGACGGTCGAATCCGTCGATCCGGATGCGAATCGCCTCGCGGTCGGCTACCGCGTGTACGTCGACGCGGGCGTGGTCGTCGTCGATTCGCGCACGATGCAGCTCAACCAGGCGTAAGCCACGTGTAACGGCGGGGCTTGCCCCGCGTTCCGCGTCGATCCCGAGGACCATCGGGATCGGGGCGGGATCTTCCCCCGAAACAGACGAAAGGGCAAGAGCGATGAACATCAAGTGCAGGCCGTACAAGTCCGCGGAGGTCGTTCCGCATACGGCGGGCAGCGCGCTGACCGGCGGCGATCCGCAGTTGCTCTACGACACGCTGATCGGCATCCCCTCGCGGGACATCGCCTCGGGCGATGCCGACGACGTGGTGATCGCCGGGCTGATGGTGGGGTGGTTCGTCACGACCGCCGCCAGCGCGGGCGCCAACGTCTGGTGGGACGCGAACGGGAGCCCCTACGGCGGGACGGCGTCGAGCGGTGCGTTCACCTGCGTCGCCGCGGACGGCGATTACTGGTGCGGCCATCTGGTCGAGGATCTGGGCGCGGCGGACGGCTTCGCCAAGTTCCTCCTCAACGCGCCGAATCCCGACGTCCCCGCCTTCGCGAACCTCGTCCACGAATCCGTCGCGGACAACAAGACGCTCGACGCCCAGGACGTCGGCAAGGTGATGGAGGTCACCGTCGACGCGAAGGCGATCACGCTGCCGGCGACGGTCGTCGGCTACAGGTATATCGTGCGAAACGGCCTCGCCGACGGCCTGACCATCGTGACGATCTCGCCCAACGCCAACGACGCGATCATGGGTGCGGACCTCGCGGGCGTCGCCAACAAGGACCGCGTCAACACGAAGGCGACGGCGAAGCAGGGCGATTACCTCGTCCTTCTCGGCGACGGCGCCGACGGATGGTTCGTCACCGAGGAGCGCGGGATCTGGGCGGCCGAAGGATAAGCGCTGCCGCGCCCATCCGCAGGCCGGACCCGCGGGGCCGCCGCCCCGCGGCTTGGACAGCCGCCGAACGAAGCCCACGGGCGGCGGCCCGTGGGCCTCCGGGTCCTCGCATGAGCAGCTTCGACACGGCACTGGCGGCCGGCTTCGGCGATCTCCGCGAGGCGTTCGCCGTGGCGCTGACCTACACGCCGGCGGGCGAGTCTCCGATCTCCGTCGCCGACGCGACCTTCGAGGAGGATCTCGCCGCCCAGGCCGACCGCGCGGACGGCCGGCAGCGGGGGCGGACGGCGACGGCGACGGTCCCCCAGGCGACCGTGGCGACCGCGGCGAGCGGGGACGTCGTGACGATCGGCGGCGAGGACTGGACGGTGACGGAAAATCGATCGGTCGGCGGCGGCGAGGGCTGGGAGCTTCGCTTGCGGCGGTCCGAGATCCGCGAGCGGACGACCGGGGGGGCGTACCGCAGGCGATGAGGAGTGTTTGACCATGAGCCCATGGACGCGAGACGAGGCGGCGAAGGCGGTCGCGGGGACGGGCAAGCCGATCCCCCTGGCCTTCTCCGACGGCGGGGACAACGCCTATCACGCGGCGAGTCCGGCCTCGACGGCGGCGATCACGCGGGATTGCAAGCGCCTGCGGATGATCGTCGCCAACAGCGGCGTCGTCGTGAGCCTCGACGGCGGGACGACGGATCACATGAGCCTTCCGCCGAACTGCATGGACGACGTCGGCGTCGATATCCCCAAGGCGGCGGATATCCGAATCAAGCGATACACCGCCGGGACGACGATCACCGGCCTGATCGTGGAGGTACGATGATGAAACGCCTCGCCGGCATGATCGCGGGCGTGATCCTCTTCGCCAGCGCGTTCGTCCTGCTCGCGCCGGGTCCGGTGCTGTGGAGACTCGGCGTCGACAATCTCGCCGACGAGGCGATGGCGACGGCGCGGCAGGCGGATTCCTGCATCTGGCTGGAACGGATCGACGACGGGAACCGCGAGAATTGGATCGTCTGGCAGCGGCCGCTGGGCGACGACCCGTACAGCCTCGTCGGCTGGGGGTTCCGGCGGCAGACGGGCCCCAATGAGCCGTGGGACTTCAACGCGGCGATGTTCGCCCGATGCGCGATGTACAGCGAGGTCGTCGCCTACGACGACCCGAACCTCACGATTCACGACGCGACCACCGGGGGAACGTGGTCCCAGGTCACGGTCGGCGGCGAAGACTTCAACAAGTGCGAGCCGACCGCGGGCTATGACGCGAGCACCGACCCGGCCTATATCGAGTTCGCGATTCCTGCCGGCGTTCGGGCAGTGGCGGTCCAGTTCCGGGCAGCCAGCACCGCCGGCTTGTTCACCGCCACGATCGACGGGGCGACGGACCTGGTCAACGGCGATTACCTGGCCTCCGACGGCACGCTCGACACGTACAAGGCCGTCAGCGATGAGGTGTTCGGCGGGCGGTTCCGCTACGTCGCCATGGTCGCACGCGACCTGCCGACGACGAGCAGCCACGTCCTGAGGATCACGGTCACCGGGCTCAACAGCCACGACACGGACAAGCACAACGTCTACATCGGGCAGCTCTGGATGATCACCCGCCCGGGCAGGCCCGGCGGGACGGGCGTCGTGTGGGCGGACGCCAAGACGATTCAGGCGGGGCTGTGGACGGAGGCGTCCGATCTGGCCTCCCTGAAGGAAAACGACGGGAACGACTGCGGCGGATGGTCGCACGGGGGGCTGACCAACCAGAGCGTCGATACGCTGACGCTCGACGACGCCAACCGGCTGGATGACTCCAGCGGGACGATCACGGAGGGCGACGAGGCGTACATCGAGTATTCGTGCGACATGGACCCCGGAGCGGGCAAACTCGCCGACGTGACGTACAAGCTGCGGTTTCGGGGGAACTGGGCGGCCATCGAGGCGACGATCACGTTCGCGCGGGATTATGCGGGCAGCAGCTATTGGGCGTACGGGCCGCAGTTTTCCGTCAGCTATTGCAACGAGCAGACGGCCTATCAGTACCCCTGGAACTTTTGGCGCGGCGCGGTGCACGACTGGGGACCCGGTACGACGGCCGTCGCCGCAAACGTCGCGGATGATCCCGCGACGACGCCGATGCAGTTTCGCCTCTGGCGGCCGGGCGTGCTGGGGATGGTGCACTATACGCAACAGATGGACCCGGCGCCGACGGACGTCAAGCGGACGACGGCGAAGGATTACTGGCAGTGGCCCGCGAGCGCGACGGCGGCGGACGTGTGGACGTACCACCGGGAGATCGAGCTGTACGGCGGCAAGCCGACGGCGTTCGCGGGATTCGAGGCGCGATGACGATGGGCGGCGAACAGATCACGCAGGGACCGAACCCGTCGATCGACCCGGCCGTCGAACTGGCCATCCAGCGGACGGCCGAACGGATGGGCGAGGAGATCCGGGCCGCCATCGAGAAGCACGCGGCGAGCTGCCGGATCGGCGAGATCGTCGGCGACCTCACCGTCGAGGTCTGGGGACGGCCCGGCAACAACGAGTCCCAGGGGATCAAGGCGAAAGTCGATCGGATCTGTTCGTCGAAGCGATGGTTCCGCGACCGCCTCCTGGGACCCGTCATCGCGGCGATCATCATCGGGGCGATCTTCGCCGTCGCGAGCCACGTCGCCAGGGGATCGGGGCCGGCGGCACGGCCGACGACGCGCCCGGCGAGCACGTCCAATACGAAGGTGATCCCACGGGGCGCAGCCCGTGGGCTTGGGGATCGTTTAGCGGCGGGGCTTGCCCCGCGCTCCGGTCCGCTCCGGCGGGCCGGCGTCCACGACGGGAGATGACACCATGAGACCATTCGCATCGATCCTGATCGTCGCCGTCATGCTCGGCGGTTGTGCGCAGGAATTGCCGCAGATGAGGGCACAGCTCAACGTCGCGACGGAGGCGTACGTCGCGGCGGGGCGGACGGTCGGCGTCCTCCACGGCCTGGGGAAGATCGGCGCGGAGGATCTCCCCCGTCTTCAACAGGCGTTCGCGGCGGGCTACGCGGCGATCGCCGCGGCGCGCGACGTCCTCGCGGAGATCGCGGAGGACCCCGGATCGATCGATACCGAGCGCGAGCGGTTCCGCGCGGCGATGGTCGCGGTCGACCGTATCCTCGCGGCGATCGAAGAGACCGTGACGGCATACGGGAGCAACGACGATGAGCCTCAACCCATCGACAGTGGCGGCGTGGATCGCGATCACACGGATCCTGTTCGCCAGCGGCGCAGAACTCATCCTCGCGATCGCGACGCTGATCCGCGGGGCCGGCGTCTCGCAGAGCGAACTGGACGCGGCGGTCGCGCGCGCGAAGGACGTCAACGAGCTGATCCAGAATCTCGGCAAGCCGCCTGAGAAGCCGAGCGGACCCGGTTCGGAACGAAGGTGAACCCACCGGGCGCAGCCGGTGGGCTTCGGGAGAGAAACCGTGGAAACGGAAATCGCAAAACTCATGGCGACGGTCCTCGCCCTGACGCCGATCGTCTCGGGATGCGTGGCGGGCGTGAAGCGTTTCCCGTCGATCAAGGCGCGGCCGAAGTGGCACGCCCCGTTCGCCGTCGCCTTCGGCGTCCTCCTGTCGATCGCGGCGGCGGCGATCTCGCGCCCGGAGGTCGCGGACGGGCGGGCGCTCGTCGCGTGGTGCCTGTTCGTCGGCGTCCTCTCCGGCCTCGGCGCGTCGGGCCTCTACTCCGTCGGCAAGTCGGCGGCGTCGGCGATCCGATGAGATGGAACCGGAATGGCGAGAGTTCCTGGCCAA